CGGGGTTCAGCCCGCCCGCTTCGGCCAGGATGTCCGGCAGGTGGATCGTGGTCGCGAGGTTGCGGGCGATCCCGAGCTCGTCCACCATCGCCTCGATGTTCCGGGCGACGGCTGAGGACTCGTCCACCATGACGCCAAACTGGCGCCGGATGTCGGCCGCTGCCTTCTCGGACTCCGTCCGGGTCAAGGCGTCGTGCATGGCCTTGCCGAGTTCGATCGCCAGTCCGATGCCCTGGGCAATACCGCCGGCAATCCCCGCGATGCCGCTGACGAGGTTGGCCAGGCCGCCCTTCTCGATCGTCTTGAACGACGTGTTCAGCAGTCCGGCCGTCGAGACGGCGCCACCCATGCCCCTGGCGATCCCGCCCATGGTGTCGCCCGCGATGTTGGCGAGCTGCTCGAACCCGCGGATGACGTCGTCGAGCGCCTGGTTCCAGTCCTCGAGCGGCCTCCCGCGCATGGTCGCTGACGGGTCCGCCGGCATGTCCAGCAGCGGCATGTTCTGAAACGCCCCGCTCCGTGACGAGCGGCTGGTCGCCTGCTGGAAGGCTGGCGTCTGGTTCAGCAGCTCCATCTCGATCCGCGTGGCCTTCACCATGTCGCGGAAGAACGAGAACTTCTGGCGGATCTGCTCGAGTTCCGGCGTGAGCGTGCCGCCGCGCTCGTGGATCGCGTCCAACTTGACGGCCAGGTCGCCGAGTTCGTGGCTGGTGACACCGGCGGCGCCGCCGGCCATCTTCACCGCCGCGGCCAGGTCCTGAATCTCGGCCGCGAGCCTCTTGCCCGTCAACTGATCGGCAATCGCCCGGATCTTCTTGTGGTACGCCTCAGCCTGCTTCGCCGCCTCTTTCTGCGCGTCCGTGAGTTCTGTCGTGCCGACGACGGCCTTCTTCACGCCCTGGTTCATCTCGGCCAGGGCCGGCGAGATCATCCGGGCCTTCTCGACGAACTGCTCGCTGGACATCGACACGCCGGCCATGCCCGCCACGAGCGCGTTCACGCCGGACTTGCCGTCCCCGCCGAGGATGTCGCGCAGAATATCGGCGCTGACGATCGTGATCGTGTTCGCCCACGACTTCCACGCCTCTTCAGCCTCCGCAAGCCGCTTCACCGTCTCATCGGACATCACGGCGACTTTGGCGCCGAGCTTGCCGTAGCCCTCGATCATCCCGGGCAACAGATCGAGCGCCCCGCGCCCGAACAGTTCCTGGGCGACCTGCGCCCGCAGCATCGGGTCTTCGATGCCGCCGACGGCGTCGGCAATCGTGCGGAACGCGTCCTCGGGCTTCATGGCCCGAATGTCAGCGAACTCTAATCCAGCCGCCTTGAGCGCCTTGACCGTCCCCTTGTCCCCTTCGGACAGCGTCCGGTTCATGAACGAGATCGCCTTCTCGACGTCGGTGATCGTGGCGCCGGTCTGCTCAGCCGCGAACTTGAACCGCTGCGCGGCCTCAGCCGAGATGCCGAGCTTCTTGCTCATGTCATCGATGTCTGAGGCCGCCGAGAAGACGGACTTGGCGAAACTGATGACGGCGGTCGCCGAGAACGCCACGCCCATCAAGCCCGCGGCCGACTTCAGCCCGGTCCACATGGTCGTCATGGACTGGCTGGCGCCCTGCGTGGCCTTCTGGATCGCGACGAGGTTCTGAGGCGCCTGGATGCCCAGCGCCTTGTAGTGGCTCAGCGCCTCGCTCACGGCCGCGTTGACCTTCTTCTGGTCCTGCGCCGTCAACTTGGAGATGTCCCCGATCTTGTGAATCGCCTGCGCGTATTCCTGCGCGCGCCGGATCTCGTTGCCACCGAGGAAGTCGCGCATGGCCGCGTTGACGGCCCGCTGGCGCGGTTCGAGATCCTTCTGGAGCTTGCCGGCCAACTCCTTGACGTCGGACGATGCCTCTTTCATCGCCTTGTCGAACTCGGAGGCATCCGCCGACAGGACGATCCGGAGTGTGCCGACGACGTCAGCCATGCGCCACCGCCCGCATCGGAATCCCGTAGTACTGACTGAGCGCGGTCAACTGCCCGCGCAACTGGTCCGGCGACTGGTCCACCGCTTCGCCAAACTCACCGAACAGCTTCTTCAGCGTCGGCAGTCGGCGCTTCGGGTCCGTCCGCATCAGCCGCGCCGTCTGCCAGGCGGCGAGCGTGGCGACTTCGTACGCGCGACGACGCACGACAGACGCCGCCTCGAAGGCGGCCATCAGTTCGGGCATGGTCAGTTCCCAAAAGCTCACAGTGTCGAGTCCAAGGCTGAGGCCGTCTCGGACAAGCCGAGGCCAGTCCCAGCCGTCAGAGGGTTTGCGCCACGCTCCGCGGTGGCCTTCTGGGGAGGCCGGTTCAGCGTGAACAGTTCCGTCAAGACCCCGACGACGGCGACCAGGCCGCCCATGTCGTCCATCAGATCCCCGACGAGGGCGATCGACTTGAACTGCGGGCCGTGGTACGGCTGCAGGAACGTCCACAGCAGTTCCCGGGCCGACTCGACGTTCATCATCGACAGGTCGCCGATCAATTCGCCGTACGTCTTCTTCGTGCGCTGCTGGAGCGCGCAGAGCGCGTTCAGCCGCATTCGCAAGACGTACGTCTGCTCGCCCACGGTGATCGCGAGTTCCCCGCGTTCGGGATTCGCTTCCATACTCATGCGTTCGCCTCATTCCGCATGGACGGGGCTCCACCCAAGAGGGCGAGAGCCCCGCCATGCCACACACACGCACCCGTCACGACTACGGCAGATCGGCGTCGTAGGCCTCGGTCGGCTGGAACGACGCGGTGAAGTTGATCTTGTCGTCCACCCCGATCTCGCCCGGCTGGAACTGCGAGACGTAGCCGCGGAACGGCCACTCGATCGACGGCGACCCGTCGGCGTAGAGAACGATCTTGAAGTTGTGGTTCGATCGTCCGCGCCAGAGGGCCGGCAACCCGCCGGTGATGAACGAGCCCGAGCCGCCGCCCGTGTTCGACTGGCTCTCATCGCGCGGGAGCCAGACGCCCGTGACGGTGAACGCTCCGGAGTCGCGAATGCCGGCGCGGTGTTCGCGGTGCGCGTCGGGACTCCGGAGATGCGTGGTGTCGATGTCCGCCGTGCTCATGTCGCCCGGCGTGATCGACAACACCGCGGCGATCGCCTGGAACGTCTCCGGCGATCCCGCGTTGCCGACTTCCAACTGTGCCCCGTATCCGTGGATCGAACTGTCGGATACGGCGTAAAACGTGTCTGTACGATTTGCCATCCTCGTCTCCTCGTGTGTGTGAACGTGCCCGCCGTCAAACGCGCGTCAGTGGCTCAGGCTGAGCCTCTGAACTGCACCTCGTACCGCCGCACATGGACCCATTGCTGGAACTCCTCGGCGTCGAAGTACTGGTGCTTGAATCCTGGCCGGACGATGTCCACCGTCGTGCCGGACACCGTGCCGACATAGCCACTGAGCCCGGTGGCGCTCGCGCCCAGGCCGTCCCCGTGGACCGCCTGCGCGACCGCGTTCGCGGACGCGAGCGTGGCCGCCACGCAATCGACCTGCACGGTCGCGACGTGATGGTCCACCGGCCCGCGCGCATGGAACGACTCCGGCATCTCCGAGATGTCGTTCACGCGGATCGACGCCAACGTGGGCCGCTGCGGGAAGGCGCCGTTGTAGATGCGCGTGCTCACGAGCGCCGTCACCGGCGAGGCCGCCAACAGCCGCGTGCGGACGAGTTCGGCGGCCGTCATCGCGTGCCTCGCTTCAGCCGGTTCCAGATGAAGCCGCTCAACTTCGCCAAGGCCGACCGCTGTTCGGCATCGAACGACGGCTTCACGAACGGCTGCGGCGTCATGTTCACGGTGCCGAGCTCGAGGAACCAGCCATAGAAGTACTGGCGCGTCGGGCCAATCGCCACCGCGGCCTCGTCCTCGTGCAGCCGGATACCGTCGATCTTCGATACGGGCGAGATCCCGATGTGGTCGGCAATGTGCGGAGCCTCGTCGTGGCGTGCGACGGTGTCCGCCATCAGGCGCCGGATGGGCTCGGCCGCCTCTTTCAGGCCCTCGACCAGGTGCTGCTTCTTGACGCGCTCCGACAGGCTGTTGAGCGCCTTCATCAAGTCCTGGTCGCCGGTGACGCTGATGTGGGTCTTCATTCGACCGTCCCGCCTGAGAGCGTCAGCAGTTCGATCCCGTCGTTGCGCCCGGTGGTCTGGGCGTCGACGATGTCGTAGACGCGCGACTTGTAGACGAGCCGGCGCAACTTCGGCACGTTCACCAGATCCCGATCCATGTCGGCCCGGTAGTGGCCGATCCAGCGCGTGTCGTACGGCGCGCTTTTCTGGTGCGCGTCGAACCGCTCCCGACCGCCGATGGGCCGGCGCTCGAAATATCCGCCATAGAGCGTCGTCCACGTCTCGGTCGGCGCGCCGGACCCATCCACGGCGTCCGTCGTCGGCCGCTGCTGGACGGTCACGTAGCGATCCCGCTTCCCGGCATCCGCCATCGTCATCCCGACACCGTCCGATCGCGGTAGTGGTCCCAGATGTCGTTCGCGGTGATCTCGGCTTTCGAGACGACGTTCCCGGCGCCCACAAACGAGATCCCGCGGTGCTCGTACAAGTCCTTGATGACGAGCAGGCGCGCGTGCGTGATGTCCGCCGGCACGTCCACCGTCTCGGGACTGACGCCCGGCGTGACGTAGCCCGTCCGGAAGGTCACCGTGACGGCGTTCGACACGGACGCGGGCGTCGGCCACACGCCGCCATCGACCAGGCGCACACGGCCGCGCACGGCTTCCGGCCCGATGGGCGCGTCCACCTCGTACTCGTCGGCGTCCATCGTCTGCGTGTCGCCCTCGCTGTCGATGTAGGTGATGGACGTCACCGCGATCAACGGCGGATACGGCAGCTCGATGTGCGCGGACGGAAACCCGCTCATGACGAGCTTCCACGTCTCGCGGAGCAGACGGCGCTGCGTGCGGCGTTGCGCCATCAGGAGCGACGTCGTGATCAGGGACTGGATGTAGCGGTCCTCGCGCGAGTCGTTCGTCACGCGCAGATGGTCGTCGCGGACGGACTGGAGCACGACCGGATCGTCGTCGGCGTCGTAGGGCGTGACTTGCTGGCGCACGACGCGCAGTCCGGTGTCCCACGGTTCGGCAGACGAGGCCCACCAGGTCGTCATGCGGCCACCTCCGTCCCCGTCACGCCGTAGTGGTCCCGCACCCAGTCGAGCC